GCGCGAATTACCCACTAAGTAGAACCTCCGTATAGTACCTTTTTGTTTGGAACTACCCAGAAGTAATACTTAAAAGTCATCTTTTCGATGCTATTGCTCGGTTGAGGTTATTTCTGAACAGCTTTGCAAAGCCATCATTGCGTGAGAAGACTACATCCCTGACGAATGTACCGAATGGGAACAGTGGTTTGTATTCAGCTTTGTCCTCATACCTTGCGACCATACGGATGCGTTGTCCAGCGTTCTTACCTGTCTTGCGTCCATAGCGTTCCCAGATACCTTCGTAGTTACTTCCCTGCTTTCCCTTAGGGATGCCGTTGAAGAACTTTGTTTTGTTCTGGATCATGTCTTGGAGTGTTCCCCTTGGTATGTTGCCGTACTTGTTCAGCTTACTGTTGGATGTTGCAACGAGGATGGCTCGCTTGTCAGGGAAGCGAGTGCCGCCTTGCACCATGAACTGCATATATTTAGCCCTTGCTGGGTCAATGAATACAGTAGCGATCAGGTTACGCTTGTTAGAACGTTTGTATCTAAAACCCTTTTGAGTGAAGGGTACGGCTCCTCCTTGGAAGACTTCTGTTGTCTTCTGGGGTAGTACATTGAAACTTAGTCTTGTAGCCAACTGGTTAATTGTTTGGCTGGCGGCAAAAGGTATCTGATCCTTTTGGTATCGACTAAGGTTTCTGGTTATCTCTTTGATGTTGCTAGATACATTGATTTGCATGATTCACCTCTTTTATAGATATAGCACACTTTTGGCTAGTTGTGTATTAGGGTTTGTCCTAATGGAATTTTTTGTGGACAAGTACATAATTGAGCCATCAACAACGCAACGGAGCAAACAAATGACCTTCAGCATTAATCAAATCGTTAAAGCAAAATTCGGTCAGTTCATCATCTTGGGCTTTCGAAACATTGATGGCGAACAGTACGCACAAGTTAAAGAATATTGCAAAGTGACTGGCAAATCTCGTAAAGGCGAAATTTCCCTTCCAGTTACTTCTTTAACAGCAATCTAAACCAACGGGGCTTCGGCCCCATCAAAGGAATCACCATGAACAAAGAAACAATCGCAGACATTACCTTGGCAGTCGGTCTTGGCTTTACGCTGGCAGCATTTGCTCTGGCGTACTTTGACATTCTTGTTTACTGACAATAGGTCTAGCTTTCTTGAGGATGATCTGCTTCGTTACAAAGTCGGTCATATCCTCAAGTTCCTTTACGGTTGCTGCGTCAAGCATCGCATCATGCACCTCCATAGCCAAGTTAACGGCTTGCATCTCAGGGCCACGGAACAAGAATTTCTCCGTATTCACGCCTCTTAAAGCCATGTCATAAAGCGCATCTTGTGCTTCTTTGATCTCTGGTAGCCAATCGCTTCCTTTCCCGTGAACAGCAAAAGCCTCGCAGATATTGAGTGCGCCGATCAGCACATCTATCTGGTCACGGTTTCCACGGCCTTGGACAACCTCTGTCAGTGCTGAATGATTCTTTGCCTTCAGAATGACAATAGCGTCACCAACACTGGATATTGGTTTCATCCCTGCTATCACCCAATTAACAGCGTCCAAACGGACTCCCTTGGGTTTGTATTTTGATTTCTTTCTCATTTCACTCTGTCTTTGTATGTGTTGTATCGCCATGCAGTGGCTTCTTTGTCGATCCGTTGCCAAACAATGTCTTTTTCTTCTTGAGTCATTTCAGTCCATCTAGCAACCTCAATGTAGTGACGACCACATCCAGAGCAAATATCTTTGTAAAGAACATCGCAGACTGCTATACAAGGGCTGTCTGGTCTCATGTGTTGTCCGTAACGGTTACCACAGCTTGGGCGATCAGCTTGCTAACCTCGTCCCACTCCTCAGCACTGAACAGGCTCATGTGCAAGTCACCTATTTGCGCTTCGTCATGTGGAGCGCCTAAGCCTTTGTCTGGTGCTGATACTGTTGTGATAAAGAAGTCGTCATCCATGTAAATGGAGACCTCAGTTACCTTGGCTTTAAATCTGCTCATTTGTTTTCCTTGAGTTTTGCGCTTTTATAATTAACTGAAACGATGCGCTCCAAGAAATAGTCTTCGCCACAACTGTTGCAGGAGACTTCACGCTCACCATCAAGCCCCGGCCCAAAGTCGATCTCCCATGCGTCTTGCTCAACGTGTCCGCAGTGTGGGCAAATTGGTTTGCTATCCATTATTTTTACTCCTAAGTTTGGCTTCGATGGCTCGGGCAAAGTCTTGCGAACTGATGTATCTCTCGCCGTTGCGCTTCAAAGCAGTGATCTCCTCATCCGTCAGCCCAACCCATTGCCGCTGTGCTGCGGGTGGGGTGGTGTAGAGCAATTCAACGCCATGCCCTTGGTAAGCCAAATCTTCCCAATCAATTTCATGGTGAAAATACAGGTCGCCATCAATTACACACGCCACAGGCTCCTGCACAGGTGCTGCTCTGTTGGCCTCCAGTGCCTTCCACCACCCAAACGCATAAGCACGTTTCTCGGCCTCTGTTTGGCACTCTGGTGGCGGCTCTTGCACCCGTGGCGAAGCCACATAAGGTGCTGGCTGTGCTGGTGGGGTGGTGTTGTCTTGCCAGTCCTGCACTCGCGCGTCATCAAGCGACAGGCCGCGCATCTTGGCAAACTCGGTGATGGCTGCCACTGCGGGGCTTGCTTCGTCAGTGCTGGAAAGTGTCAGTCTCTGGTTGCGTGAAGTCAGCCAACCCATGAAGTCAAACAAAGCTCCAGCAATTACTTGGTGCGCCACAGGCTCCTGCCTCGGCATCTGAAAGAAAAATCCAGTGGGTGCTGTCGTGTTTTGTATTCCAGCAGTGCCGTTGCCAGCGTAGGACACTTTATCTTCTGTATTGTCTTTAGTCATTGTTTTTTACCTTGTTTTCTGGTTGCTGCCAGTACCACTCTCGAAACTTGTAGTAGCTTTGCCACCCACCGTATCTCTCCATCACCTTGTCGGCAATGAAATTACTCATTCGTAACAATGCAATCAGCGCCAAGAGAATCAACATCCAACCAGCACAAATGGCAGTCAGCCACCCCATCACCAAAAACATATCGGTCATTTGTTCATCTCCGCTTTGTATCGTTCCCAAGCCTGTAGCGACTCGTCAATGCTGTCGCCTTTAGACCACTTCATTTGGACAAACTGTTCAATCAGCTTGTTCACACCAAGCAGTCGTTCATGGGCTTCTGCTTCTTTCTTGTCTTGGAAGAATCTGCCATCGTCTGTCAGGTAGCCACTTACGTTTCTCATACCTTGATCCGATCTCTACACTGCTGTTTCATTTTTGGGGTGTAGTCAGGATGAAATTCAACCTGTTCGCAGTCAATGCGTCTTTGGTCAGTTCTAGGTGCAAATAACAGCACTAGAGTGACTGTTACGGCCCACACGACAATGGAGATAGATATTTGCATCACGCCCTCCAATCTGCTTCTGCGTCATCAACCAGTTCTTGATACTGCTCACCAGACAAAATATCTGTAATGTCTACGCCCTCGAAAAAGATGCCATGACACTCCACTTGGTAGCTACCGATGTAGTCATCAGATGTATCTACGATTTCAAATTCAACAGTGACAATACCATCGTTCAAGAGTGTCTTGTAGCTGTATTTTCCAGTGACTAGAGAGATTTTCATAATCATTCCTTGGTTAATGAGCCTCTATTGTCTAGCGGCTTTTTAGTCTTGTGTATCCGTAAAAACCCTAATAGGGTTTAGGAATGTCATCAGGCCACAATCCAAGTTCTTTCAGCTTTATGTAAGTTCTTACATGAGCAATGTGCCATTTTTCTTTTCGTTCTTCTTTTGTCAAATCTTTGCCTTGGTCAATCATCATGTGGCATTGATAACAAAGGCTTGCGATCAAGTTGTCATCAGCCTTAATTCCTCTACCCTTGCCGCCACCCCAATTGGCGTGAGCCGCTACGACTGTCCCGTCATCAGCGCCGCAACGCATACAAGGAATCTTCCTCGCGTTCTCCAGCAGCTTCTTGCTACGAATGTAGTTATGCTTGGGAAACATCAAAACATGGACTCCTGTTTTGGCAAGTCAGCGGCTGTTGTGCCATTGAAACCAAACATATCAAATGTGCGCTGTGCGTCTTCTATGCGCTTGCAAGCAATGTCAAAATATTTAGGCTCACGCTCAATACCTATGAACTTACGCCCCATCTGGACGGCAGCAACGCCTGTTGTTCCGCTGCCCATAAATGGGTCAAGGATGGTTTCGCGTTCTTTAGTCGCCATCTCAACGCACCAAGCCATAAGCTCTAGCGGCTTCTGTGTCGGGTGATGACGCTCTACGCGGTCGGCAAAAATCTTGTTGTTTGCCAGCGTGAACTTCTTTGGGGTCGTCTGTGGAAGGTTTGTCCACGCTAACTCGCCATCACCGTAAGACGGCATGGTCTGGCACTTGTCCCACCACAGCCACCGGCCCATAGCCGGCAAGATGTCGGCAAAGTAGTTTCCGCCCCACACCACAGCAACGTCACCAGCGGCTACGGTTGACCGAATCACATCGGCGGGCGGCCTGCATTTGTCCCATGTGTTCTCGGGGTGCCATGCCATTTCCACGGGCTTACCGCCCTTAAACGGGATAGAGCCTTTCTTTCCCTTGTCCGCACCGATCCCATAAGGTGGATCAGTAATCACCGCATCCACTTTATCAAGTGTTGGCAAAATGTCCATGCAGTCGCCGAGATAGAGCGTTGCGTTACCAATTTCAACTTTCAATTTCAACTCCGTTTTGTGCTGCCCAAGCCAAAAGCCACTCAATGAACTGAGTTGATTCGTGCTTTTTAAACTTACGGGTTTGTAAGCCAAGCTGAACAATTCCAGTGCCATCAAGACTTGGAACTAGCTTGCCAGTGCTGATCCCGATTTCTTTAGCAAACTGCCAAACAAGAAAACGCTTCCAATCCTCGGAACTCCACTTGGCCCCTAAATGGCTGGATTGTTTTGCAATGTCACCAATGATGGCGTGATATTTTTCTTCTTGTTCACGGCTCTTTGATTCTTGTTCAATCGTCAGCACCAGCTTGTTACCAGCCATCAGGTAAGGCTTGCACTTTGTCCAAACATCTTTCAGGACTGTGTGACCTTGTTGAGCGTTGTGGAGGGTGACTTTCACTCTAGTTCTTCCTTCACGCAAACATGAACACTGGCAATGGTGTCGTATTTCTTAGTGACATGAAGGCTGACCACTTGACGATCATCCTCATAGACAATTTCATTCATAGCATCCAGCACTTGCTTTGCAACATTGTCTATATCTCCAAGGTTTGCTTTTGTTGGCCTCTCAGAATGATTTAAACAGGCTTTACGCCGCTTTTCTGTGTAGCTTGGGGGTACTGCATAGTTAATGTAGATATAGGCCGCTACAGGCGTTTTTAACGGCTCTGAGCCACCCATCGCAGACTTTGCCATCATTGCCACCTCTTTCTCGTATTCCAGAGATTCTTTTGGCGTGTAGGCATGGCCTGATCTTGTCACCCTTGCGCGTTTCTTTGGTACTGGATGACCATAGACAGAAAATATCAATTGAAATGTCATGCTTGCCCCGTTGCTTTAGCGATGGCGGCTCGGGCAACTTGCACACCCTCCTCGACCTTTGGGCCACGTTGGTAGGCCACATCCATGTCAATCAAGGATTGCAAAGCCTCCAGCAGATCAGGTGCTGCTGCGATCAGGCGAGCATCTTCTGGATTGATGTTCAATGTTGGGACAACCCAATAATGCGGAGCCGGTGCTTTTACTCCATAAGAGTCACCACGGTCGCAGCTTGACTCCCGGTAGAAAGTCCACGGCCCCGGTGTGTGTTGTGTTGTCATTCAAGTTCTCCTGTTTGAAGTTTGACCATTAAATCTCTAATCCTTTGGACAGCACCCGTTCCATAGGTCTTCTCTAACCACTCCATGCGAACAGGCGTTAACACCTTTTGACCTGTTGCTTCGTAAGTCCTGAACAAGACTCGCGCTTCACCAAGTTCAATCATGTATCTGTCGCCTTGATTAGATATTGCTTTTCTGCTGTAAGCCATGCGTAAAAACCCTTAGTCTCCACAAAAACATGGGATTGTTTCGTCATCATTGCCAAAGAAGTCTGTCTGCTCTTGTGCAAACTTCATCATTTCTGCGTAGCCAGCCCGATCTTGTCTAAAAACTTGACCTGAAAACTTATCGCAAAACGTTTTTGCATCAGCCTCCATCTTTGCCCACCAAATAGCCCGTTCAGGCTTTTCCTGAATCAGACTCATGGTTTGGCTAGTGCCTTTCAAAAAGCACAAATCACAGTTCCCGTGATAAGTGACACCATTGATGTTTGGCAACTCAAGGTCAAACGGCTGACTCTTCCAAAACTCTCCGACCATTTCTTTGGATACACCAGCAGTTACCAAAGGAGTTCTGTCCCTTGGAATCTTGGCTGATCGGCGAGGCTCGTCAGCGCGAATACCCACCCAACTCATGTACTCACCTTGAGAACGGGTTTCACACATTCCTTTGGAAAACAAATAATTTGCAATAGTGCGAATTTTCATCTCAATGGTGCAAAACCTAGTTACAGGGTTTGGCAAATAGTTTTTCTTACGAATTACCGCCTCAAAAGGCTCACCATTTCTGCTGGCTGTTTCGTAGGTTACTTCTGTCCAGCGGTCTTTTGTTTCTTCAGCGTCCCTGTACTCAAGCCACACAATCGGAACATTCCAATGAGTTGAACAGTCGTGAACAAACTTCAGGGTTGCTTCGTCTTCCTTGCCTGTATTGGCAAAACAAACCACAGCTTCTTCAGGCAGGCTCATGTTGTGAGCCTCAAGCACCTTGTAAAGCATATAGGCTGAAGTTCTGCCTCCCGAAAAACTGATACAGGTAGGCTCTAAGATTTTGTAAGGATTACTCATGACAACACCCAATTCTTTCCGTCTTTCTTGATGACTGCGGTTTCAGACAAGTAAGACAATGTGTATCGAACTTTTTTAACCTTCCAGCCAGTGATCTCAATGATCTCTCTGCGGGTCAGGCCACCATGCTCCAAAAGTTTTCTCAGTGCGTAACTTCTACTCATACATTCACCCACACAGTTTTTGGTTGACGATAAACCCTGTCTTTAGGGTGAGGGCAGTCTTCAGGGACATATACAGCGCAGTAAATCTTTTGGTACTGACCATGACCACCAAGAATCCACCTGTCTACAAATACATCTGGCATCCCTTTAATCGCTGTTTTGATGTTGGCAACATGGATGTTCAGGGTATCGCTGATCTCTTGCCTTGTAAGCCCTTGAGGGTGCTTTAAAAGCAATTCTCGTATTGCTTGCTGACGAGTGGGTTTCATGGCTTACCACCGTTCGCAATCCAGACCGAGAAGCTGGCGGCAGTGTCTCCAAAAGGCAACATTGCACATTCACGGGCTAATCGCTTGCGTTCTGCTTGAATCGCCAGTTGCCATGTCCGCAAGAACAAATCAAGTTCTTCTTGGGTAGGCTCACCAAATGAGCGAGTGATCTCAACCCATGCGTTTTTCATGTCTTCGTTCATTTTTGTCCCCTTGCTCGGCCCCATCGATTAGCGGCGCCGACCTTGCCTCGGCAGGCTTGTCCACAAACAATTTGGCGACCTTTCTTTTGACTCTTGCGAACCTCTTTTGCAATTCGAGTGAACTCCAAACCACACGCCGCGCAGCTAAAGCGCATGTATTCGGTTGATCCTTTATTCCACGCTTCAGACCAAAAACCGTTTGGGTAATGTTCTTTCATGTGGCTTGACCTGTCGCATAGTTCAAGATTTTCAAGCCTGTTATCAGTTTTGTTTCCATTGATGTGGTGGATGACGGCTCCGTCTGGAATATCGCCATGTGCATCAAACCAAACGCGCCTATGCTGAAGCACTCGGCCTCGTTTATCTGCCATTGGATGCAATGGCTGCTTCTCGTAAATGTAACCAGCAGATGTCAGTGGCATATCAATCCTTTCTTGCTCGGATGGCGGTGGTAAGCGAAAAAGCCATAGCCTTCATGGCGTTTGCCGCCTCTCCGTCAAAGTCTTCTTCTTGCCTGTCAAACTCTTTGAATGGGGCTTCCATCACAACGTCATAAATGGCTTTGCGCTCTGCTTCGGCGACAAGGGCGGCAAAGCGTTCAATCTTTTGAGAAACCCGAGGCATCATTTGCATTAGTTCGTCAATTTCAGCCTCCCGCGCCATGCGGATGATGTCTTCTCTGGTCATATTTTCCTCGCTACTTTGTTGATGTACTGACGGATTTCATCAGGAATAGGTTTGGCGTTTTTTCTGTCAGCTTCGATCTGGAGAAGCACAGGGTCAGGGCCAGTGTTTCTAGCGGGTACTGTTGTCCGGGCAACATCAGCGGCTTGTTGGGCAAAGGATTGTTTTGGAGCTGACTGTCGGCGAACCCAATTTCTCCATGTTGGTGTCCAAGCCAATTTCACACCCTTTTGCCCCGGTTGTGCTGTCCAATAATCCAAGAATTCAGCAAAAACTTTTTGTGGATTTAAATCAGGTCGTTCCTGTTTACAAAAAGAAATCCATTCTTCATCTAAAACAAAGTCCAATGGCAAGCGCGAACCGCGATTGCTTGTCTGCTTCTTCTCTGTCTTTGTCTCTCTCTCTGTCTCTGTCTCTGGGATAGCATCTTGATAGCACTCTGCTAGCACTCCACTAGCAATAACAAAAAAACCTTTATCAATCAACGGCTTAACACCATCTTGATAGTCTTTAGGGGTGATGTGCAACCGAAACACAAGCTCATCCAGTGAGCCATCAAAAACACCATCTTTTGACTCAGACGCTAGCAACCAAAGCAAAGGTGCAAGCGCCTTGCTAGCAAGTGGCAAGCACATAAACACACGGTCATTTAGTAGGTCACGGTGGAGTTTTATCCACGGTGGGCAACGGTCTTTGTAATGTTGAAAGACTGCCCAATTCTTTGGCTGTAAAAGCATGATTTTTCCATTCTCTGTCCTTCACTGAAGAAACACACGGAAGGTGGGAAGGCTCACTTTTCGATACGCTCATGACTTCGTATCTATCCGGGTTTCAAATAACTATATCACTTTTTTGGCGGAACACCAAAATATTGTTTTGTTCCGTCACCTTTGTCTTTACGCAAGATTGTCCACATATGCTCACGCTCCAATCGAGCCATCTTACTGTGAGGGCTGGTTGTCGGTAGGTAACGAGCAATCTCCGCTGCTGACGCTCCGTCCTTGCGTGATAAGAGTAGCTTCAGACGAGCCATCTGGCCCACGGGTTTCTTCTGGAACATTGTTAACATTTGACTTTCCTTTTGAAAAGATGGTTTCCCATCGGTTTGAAAACTCCTCTGCGGACACAGAGAAGGGTCTTGGAACTGAACCTTTAGACATAACGAGCAAACTCCTTGTGGATGTCTTTTGAAGCCTCAAGATAACACTTGTGAGCGTCATCTTTTTCAACAAATCCACCTAAATATTTCATTTTTTGATTGATCTTTATTTGAGCAATCCACTTTTTTCTTGCTTTGGAAAAGTAAACGCCTTTGTAGCCAGATGAGTTGTTTACTTGTTTCCCTCTGTTCATCCCGTTTTGAGACTTTGTTGCCGCTCTTAAATTTTCTATTTTGTTGTTCAGAGGATTGCAATCAATGTGATCTATGACTTCTGGCAAATATCCATAGTGCATCAAAAAAATAACTCTATGAGCATAAGTTTTATGCCTCAAAAAAGAAACCGAGATGTAGCCGTTTGGGACAATACCACCAGCTTTTTTCCCTTCTTTAGCTTTTTTTGAAATTGTTTTTTTGAAATACAAATCACCATCTCTGTATTCAAAAACTGAATTTACAAGTTCTTGCGTAATCATGTCGCACCTCATCATTGGTGGAAGTCATCACTGAGAGACACTGACAGGACGGTGATGAATCGTCTTTTCCCCCGCTAAAGGTAGTCAGTGTCGCAATCATAACAAACTTTCTATGTTTGCAAAATTATTTCGGCGATCTTTTTAGATTTCGCTTCTTTGGTGTTGCATGGCCTACATGAAAGTAGCCGCAATGAACGCAGCGGTAAGCCTCCATTGGGTTATCTCTGCGCCGACCAACAATAACCAGCGCCAGTTCTTTGGTTGGCAGTTTGTCTTTACCAGCACATTGGCTGATCTCGTCTGTTTTGTATGTCATGCTTCTCGCGCTTTCAGCATAGCATCGGCAACTTGATACGCCCATTCAGCGATTACCTCGCCAACAGGCTGCGACACATCGTGCATCATTCCCTGCATTGCCTTGGCTGCAAAGTAGTCACGCAAGGTCATGCCTTGACTGTTAGAAATTGATAAGGCAGTAACAACTCTGTCACTTTGTGGAAACGCTGGCCCGCCTGTGTTTGTGTTGTTCATGTTTATGCCCTTGAATATGCAATGATTTGCGCTGGTGGGTTGTAGTTGTTTGGCTTGCCCTTGTTCACAGAAGCCGCCAGTTCAGTCTTGCTAAACAAGCCTTTAGCTGTTGACAGATCAAAGGCATTGCCACGGCTCTTTGGTGTACCATCAGCCCAAAAGTTGTTCACAGTTTTTTGGACTTTTGGCTCCTCTGTGTAAGAATATTGCTTGTCGGTCAAAACATAGAAATAGTTGTTCTTCTGTGTTTCACTCTTGCGAGTAACCTTCTGAAACTCAATGTAACCTTCTGCCAAAAGTTCATCACGAACTTCTGCGGCACTGACTTCAAAGCGTGAAGCCATGCGGTTAGCAATCTTGCGATGGTGATCGTTTGTCAGTTTCAGTTGTTCTAGGTAGTACAACTTAGCGAGTGATTTGCTCAATGTAAATTCTCCGATTGAAAAGATGTTCCAGCGTGACGATAAGAAGTGCTTTGGTAGCGGCTTCTACATCATCAGGATGGTCTGTGTAACGGTTAACAAGTGAAATTGCGTAGTCTAGCAATGCTTCACTGGCCTCGTATTCGTCATGGTCATGTTGATTCATGCCGTAAAGATTACACGAAAAAAAAGATGCGTCTATAAGGGTTTGTACTAATGTTTTTTTTATTTCACGGTCATAAGATAGAGGCTCAACAACTTAGGAGCGTTCGATGAACACACAAGCCTTGAAACAAGTACGCAGCCTGTTCTGCGTTGACGGAGTGCCAG